GGGATCGGTTGGATCATGAATATAGTTGAATTAGCTCATGCCGATGCAATCAATGGCATGGTAATTTTAAGGGCGGTGGGTATTTTTGTCTTTCCTCTTGGTTCCGTACTTGGTTATTTATGAATTGTTCGGCAGAAGCAGATTTGATGGAAGGAATATCGAAAATGATTGACTACGAAGAAGACATACCATTACCGATGGATGGCTGGACTAACGTTTAGGCTTTCCGATGATCTTCCTCATTTCCTGTTCAAATTCGTGATCTTCTTTGCACCAATCATCACAAAAAGATCCGTGATCGAGTTTGGCGTTACAAGAAAGGCAGTACCCGCTGGTCGGATGCTGCCTTTTTTGTTTTGAGTGCTTTGGACGTAAATCGTCCGAGCTGTCAGAGAATTTCATTTCATGCCAGAAAGGAACTCATCCCTTTCCGCTATTCTGCGTCTCAGCAATCCAGCCATGTGCTTTCCGTGAGACATATCCCAATCATCGAACTGTTCGGCAGCGCCTTTGTAATTTCCAGCGTTCAAAAGTCGAAGCAATGTTGAGTTCTGAAAGTTGGTTCTGCCAACGTTGAATACAAAGTCCACCAGCGCGTCGAATTCCTGCTGTGACAGTCTGACCCTAACCAAAGCATTAACAGCGTTCACGGCCTTCTGAACGTCCCTCATGAGCAAGTCTTCGGCTTGCGTCTGTGTAATCTTCATTCCGGGATTGACTTCTGGCCCAGCGTGGCCGTATCCGATAGTCCAAGGAGCCCCGCCAGAGCCCGGATCTGGATACGCTTCGAGCTTGCAGCCCTCGAATTGCTCCGTCAAATGGAGCCCGTCTTTGGAATACTGCATCATTTGAGCGCGTTATATTTCTGGATCACTTCGTTCCGTTCGATTTCTGTTGCGGAGCAATCACGGGCAAAGCTGATAAGAGATTCGACATCCTGCTCAAGTAAGCGGAGTCCTTGGGCTGGTACTGGAGCGGGGGAGGAGCTGGGCAAGGTTGCTCGACCAGAACCGGGTTGCTTGAGCATCCCGCGATATTGAGCAATAAGAGAATCATGCTGAGCTTGTAAGTCATCTTTTTCCTTTTGTTTGTTCTGCGAAATCTGGGCTTGCTGGTAGACAACCATATTCTCATGGTCAAGAGCATCCTTCTGAGCCTGTGCAGATTTCTGCTGCTCCTGAGCAATCAGCTTTTGATACTTGGCCGTATCTACTTCATGAGTGACCATCGCGGAGAATCCGCACAAAACCAGAAGGACGCAAATCTGCAGGTAAATCATGACTGCTCTTTCTGGGTTGCAGCTTTCCCGCCAATGAGAACGCCACCACCACCTAACAGGGCCCCAAAACCTATTCCGAAATCAGAAAAGTTAACAGGTAAACCTTTGAATATATGGAGAAAGCCTACAGCGCAAAAAGTGATTGAGGCCATCAATGTGCAGGATCTAGCAAGGCAGAATGTCTTGTTGTCATCTTCGGTAAGAATGTCTAAGAAAAACTGCTTTATGTTCATTCTGGTTTGGCTTTCTTTGCTGCTGGAGGCTTGGGCTCGGCCTTGGGTTTTGGCTTGGCCTTTTTGGGCTTTTTGTCTGGATGATGTTCTGGATGACGGTCAAAATAAGAGCCTATAACGGGCTCAACATCAAATGATATAGAAGTAAACCATGAAATAAGTTTCTTAAACATCATCACTCCTTATCGGCTTTACCGTCCAGTTTGGACATGATTAAGTCTAAAGTGCGCTCCATTCTCGATAGACGTTGATCTAGATCTGTTTTCTTAACGTATTCATTGGGAAGCATTACTTCAATCTTTTTCATGTCCTTTGCCAGCTCAGTCTGAGCATCAGCAATACCTTTTTGACTGGCAGATATACTTTTAGTCCACCAACCAATGACACCGCTTACGAACATATAGAACAGAGTAACGGCTGCGATAATGGCCTCCCAACTCATGCTTACTCCTTATGCTGAAGGGTCAGACGTATCCCCGGATGGTTCTGCAGGAGCTTCAGAAACTGGCTCTTCTACAGGAGCGGGGGCTTTCGCAGCAGCTTCATCGGCTGCTTTCTGGGCAGTTTCAGCAGCAGCTTTTGCAGCATCGGCAACAGCAATTGCTGCCTCCGCTTCCTTCTTAACGTCTTCGGCTACAGCAGCAGCAAGCTTGGCTTCTTCTGCTTCTACGAAATCCAGAATAGAGCGCAGCTCTTGACGAGCTTCTGTAGTGAGATTCAAAACGAGTTGTTTGAGTGACATAAACTAATCCTCTTTTGTTACTTCATCGTGTGTTTCTACAGCCTCAGAAGCATTTGCTGCTTCTTGGGCAGCTTGAGCTTGCATTTGCTGCATGATCTGCATACGGATTCCGTATACCAGCATTTCAGCCTTTTCCATTGGAAGCTTACGCAAGCCTTCAAGAATGATATCTACTTCTACGGTTGATTCGACTGTGATTGTAAGTGCCATTTTTTTCCTTTTTAAACGGTTGGCTTAGTAGGTGCTGCTGGAAGCATAGCCACAAACGCTTCTGCAGTGTCAGGCAAAGTGCCTTGCTCAATAGTGTACGCTTCAGCCCAAATACTGTCACGCCAAGCAATCAAAGCTTCAGCGTCTGCCTTATATTGAAGATTGGTAGAAAAGAAATAAGAAACAGCAGAAACAATAGAATCGTAGCCCCAAGACAAAGCAACGGAATTCAACAAGTTTAGAACTGCCATTTCATATTCTGCAATCTGATACTTGGCTTTTTCTTCGGCATAAGATTTTGAATCAAAAACAATTTTTTTGTCTTTTACCGACAAATATTGGAATTGATCCGTTGCATAAGTGTCTGGTATTAAAATCAAGTCTTTTGGGACCAAATCGGCTTGGTCGTCATCAAATCCATAAAGCGCATTATCGCTGTCAATGTAATGTTTCATGTTTTTCTCTTATCTTATCTTAATTCAGACCATAAAAAGGTAGAGTAACTTCCACCATATACCATTATGTAAGTTGCTCCACTTGGAACTATAATTGATTGACTTTGACGGACAACCGAACCACCATTTTGTCCGCCATCCATACAAGTTGCCCCATTAACCACCATATTAAACTCGATAGATTGATTGACTGTGTAAAAACTTACGCAAACTCCTATAGGTCTGCCTGTGGTATTGGTATAAGTAGTATTTAAAGATCTACTTGAAGTTAGCACTTGCCATGTTTGGCCCCAAGTTATAGCCATTGCATAAGTAAAAGCACAAGTTGCAATAGCTGTATTGTTTGTGCCATTCGCTTGAGTGGTTGATGTTGCAGCATCTCCAGTCACACTGATTGCCCACGTTCCACTTGCTCCTCCTCCTGTCTTAGTGGGAGCATAGTTATTGTAATTTCCAGCATACAAAACTTGTGAAGCACCAATGGTTAAATTGGTAAAGTCTGTTTGAGAAGTTGTTCCTGAATTACCTGTGACGTTTCCGGTTACGTTTCCCGTCAGTGGCCCAACAAATCCAGAAGAATTAGTAAGAGCCCCGCTCATCGTATCTCCAGCTTTATTGACTGGGGTATACCCTAAAGCTGTGGTCACATCCGTTGCATTGAGCGTGACGGTTCCCACTCGTCCATTAAAACTGGCAACTTTTGCAGAATCGGCAAAATAAATGTTAGTGCCATCGCCATAAATATAAGTTGATTGGCCTTGCGTCAAAGTAACACCCGTTCCGGAAGCCGTTTTAGCTGTGAGGTTAAATGCCCCAGTAGTGTTATTTTGAACAATCCATTCGCCAACAATTGCAGGAAAGATAAGATTCCTTGCTGCCGTGATTGCTCCAGAAACAATCAACACGGGATAGGCTGACTGTAGCTGAGTAAGGGTTACATCAGCGGATGTAATAGAAATTGATTGTGACCCCTCAAAAACAAGAGAAGTCCAGCCAGCACCGCCCGTGTCGGGATTGGTTGTATTATTTTCTGCCGTACTGACCCAAAGACCAGCAAGATTGGCGGATTGAAGGATAGAACCTTTTGGATAACCGCTTATAGTGGTCGAAAAAGATGAATCATAAGCAAAAAATCCTCCGGCCTGTTGCCATTGAGTGATTGCCGTTATTTCATTAAGAATCCCGTTAAAATCTGCACCAAATGGGGGGACACCGCCTGAGCTAATAGCCTGAAAGGTCAAAGGCGGAAACCCATCCGTCAGAGATGCTTTACCGTTCGTAATTCCAATCTGGGATGCTGTTGGAATTGTATTTTTGTAACTTGATCCAGCAGAGTTAGCAAAAGGAATAGGAATTTTTGTAGGAATGTTTGTACTTTGCATGATTGATCCTGTTAATAAGTGACGTTGACGAGTACACCAGCGGGTCTTGGAAACACGCCTGAATTTTGCACAATAGCAAGCTGCCAAGCATTCGGAATGAAGTTGAAATGATACGTCAGGCTCATATTTAGGCCATCTATCACATAAACGATTCCATAAGGGCTTCCAGATACCGAAGTGCCAAAAAAATACTGGAGA